TTAGCCCCGATCGCCGGTGCGCGCACCGATCAACTGGTTCATCGAGATCGACGGCTGGGAACAGCCCGCCTCGCCCACAACCTTGGCGGGCACACCCGCGACGGTGGTGGCAGGGGGCACTTCGGCCAGAACCACGGAACCCGCGGCGATGCGCGAGCAGCAGCCGATCCGGATATTGCCGAGCACCTTGGCCCCGGCCCCGATCAGCACGCCGTCGCCGATTTTCGGATGACGGTCCTCGTCCTCCTTGCCCGTGCCGCCGAGCGTCACGTCATGCAGGATCGAAACATTGTCGCCGATGACGGCGGTTTCGCCGAAGACCAGCGCATGAGCATGGTCGAGGAACAGCCCCTTACCGATCTGACAGGCCGGATGGATGTCGACGGAAAACTGTTCGGACATGCGCATCTGGAAGAAATAGGCGAGGTCACGACGCCCCTCTTTCCAGAGCCAGTGCGAGACGCGATGCGCCTGCGTCGCCTGAAAGCCTTTGAAATAGAGCAGAGGCTGGATATAGCGGTGGCAGGCCGGGTCACGATCGAAAACCGCGCAGATGTCGGCGCGCGCGGCTTCGGCAATCGAGGGATCGGAGGCATAAGCCTGATCGGCGATCTCCCGGATGAGCTGTTCGGACATGTCGCCGGAGGCAAGCTTCTGCGCGATCCGGTAGGCCAGCGCATCTTCGAGCGTCTCGTGATGCAAGATACAGGCATGGACCAACCCGCCGAGAAGCGGTTCCTCCGCCACGGCGTCGCGCGCCTCGGAGACGATGCGGCTCCAGACGGGATCGAGTTCCTTGAGAGTGGTGCGGATCTTGGCCATGCGCGGGTCCTCTTTTGCGGAAGCCTACTATAGATAGCTCCCGATGCCAAAGCGCAAGTGCAAGCGGCATAAAAAAGCCCCGCGCAATTCTGCACGGGGCATATTCCGGGATGACTGAAACGTCATTCGGACGGCAAAGCGAACTGCGCACAATGGATCGCGAGCCGGATCACGCCACCCGCATTGAAATCTCCACCTTCGGCGGTGAGGATCAGGTTCTCGGAACTGTAATAGGTCAACGGAGTGCCGGTCAGACCGCGCAGCCAGCTGCCCTGGGTCAGCGACAGTCCCGATCCGTACCGGTTCGAGGATGAGGCCACGCCCAGCGAGAACCCGGTGAGCCCGGTGCCGGTGATCCCCGACAGGACCCGGCCCGTGACACCGTAGACAACCGACTGGCCGGGAATGGCGGAACTCACGACGGAAGTGGCGCCAGCGGTGATCGTATGATCCAGTTCGATCACTTTCTGCACCATCCCCGCGCCATGCGCCGAAAGCGTGATGAGGCCCAACACCCAGCCGCTGCCATCGAACCCGGCCCAGCCGTTCTGATCGGTCACATAGGCGCGCATACCGAGCGTCACGGGCACGAACACCCAGCCACCGTTGACGTAGAGCGCGATCTTGCCGCCCTGCCCGGACCAGTCGTTGACCGGGGCGGACGGCACGCCATAGGCATCGCCCTCCTGCGGGGTCAGGGGCGGCGTGGTTTCGGTCACGGAGATCAGTGTGAGCTGCATCAACCCGTCGAGACGCGCGAGCGCCTCGTTCACGGTGACATGTTTCTGCGCCTGAGAGGCCTCAAGCAGCGGCAGGGCGAAGCGGGGTGTGTCAGTCATGGATTTCGATCTCCCGGAAGAGGCCCGGTCCGAAGCTGTCGGACATCTGGGCGACATGGATTTCATAGGCGCCGGTCAGACCGTCGCTGGTTTTCTGAGCGGATGTGTAGGTCCAGACGGTGCTGGCGACGGTGGTCTCGCGCAATACCGCCCCGCCCTGCACCACATGCAGGAGGTACAGCTCAAAAGCCTCACCGAGAGGCACCTCGTAGGACTGCCAGCTGTCGCCGTCGATCCGGGTGCGCCGCACCCAGCTCACCTTCGTATCCCCAGCGCTCGTCACTGTGGCGCGCAGATGGGCGGGCGCATAGGGGCGCAGGCCGATCCCTTCGAAAGCCTCGACATAATGCTGATAGCTCGGATCGTCATAGCCCCGGCTCGACGGGCCGATGCGGTAATGACGGGCCAGCCCGCGGGCGGATTGCGCAAGGTCGATCTGCCGCAATGCGCTGTCGAGAAGTACGAAGCGCGACCCTGCGGGCCAACCCGGTGCCAGACCACCCTCGCCCAGACCGTCGGAACCAAGCTGCCCGCGCAGGCGCAGCGACAGATCATAGGTCAGCGGGGCAACCAGTTCGGCAGTGGCGAATTGGAACACTTCCCAATTGGCCGAGGTGCCGTCCCCGATCACCGCGATATTGGCCCCGTTGAGCACGTCGAGCATCTCGGCGGAGGACAGTTGCCCCTTGGTGAGCCTGACCCGAAGCGCCGCGCCACGATCCCAAAGCCCGGGCGCGGCGGGGTCCAGTTCGGTCTGCGTGACGCCGATGGTGGCCCAGGTCGGCAGCAGCGTGTTGAATTCGTACCCGCTGTCGGAGGCCGATGTATAGACCGCCGCCGATCCCGGCCAGGGTTCCGCCGTCACCGCAAGATAGGGCGCGTAAGGCACTTCCTCGCCGGTCAGAAGCGGCAGATCGAGGAACAGCGGATAAACCGGCACCGGGGCGGAAAAGGCCCGCGCCTCGACGTTCTCCTCCACCGCCTCGGAAGGGGTGTAAATCTCCTGCTCGATGCGCACCGCCTCGATCTGTTGCTGCATGCCGAGGGTCACATGGTCGATCCGGTAGCGCAGATCGCCCTCAGCGCTCTTGAGCGTGATCACGTCCCCCGCACCGATCCCCATCAAAGAGGGCGGCAGGGAGAACCGCGCCGTGTCGCGCGCCACGCGGGCCTCGGAAAGCCAGCGTTCGGTGATCTGCCGCCCCTCGGCCCGGGTGAGTGCCAGAGGCAGCTCCGATTGTGAGATCAGCCGGGTTTCTTCATCGGGGAAGATCGCCGCCTCCGAGCGCGCGCCGTAATCGTCATCGGCATCCACGAAGGTGAGCTGCACCCGGCCCGCGACCTCGGCCTCGGGCGCGCGCACCCGCTCCAGAAGTCCGTCCATCTCGTCGTTCTCGGCCAGTTGCTCTTCGCTCAGATCGAGCAGGGACTTGCCATCGCGCGAGCGGAACACCAACTGCCCCTCCCGTTCGACCGCCTCGAAACCGTAAGCCAGCATCAAAGGTTGCAGCGCCGAACGCGCCCCGGAAATGTCGGAAACGTCATAGCCGCGCAGCACGCCCCAAAGTTCCGAGGTATCCACCTCTTCGACACCGGAACGGGCGCAGATTTCGCGCACCACATCGGCCAGAGACCGCGCGGTGGAGCGGCCGTTGAGCCAATGGCCCCGGGCGTAATTGTCGCCATCCGACCAGACGTCGGTGGTCGCCGGAAAGGCCGGATAGGGCCGTGCATCCCAGGCCCAGACATGGGCACGGCTCATGTCGATCATCGGCCCGCCGTAGACATCGGACGTCGGGTTACGCGCCGCATCCCCCCAGTATTCGGTCATCGCCCGGACATATTGCAGTTGGATGAAATCGTCGCGTCGCCCGTTGGAATAGGCCGGAAGCGCGCTTTCCGAGGATTTCGCATCCAGAAACTTGTTCGGCTCGTTGGTGCCCTTGTCGATCGCGGCACAGCCCATTTCGGTGAACCACACGGGTTTCGAACGCGGCTCCCAAAGCGTCGGCGTCTCGCTGCGCACACCATCAATGCGCTCGTGGTGATCGTTCTGCCACCAGTTGCGGATGTCCTTGTAGCGCCAGACCCAATCCTCGCCGTAAGCCCCGTCGGTGATCGGCGTGCGGATCTGGGCCGCGTCATGGTTGTCATGCGCGTAATACCAGTCATAGCCCTCGCCGCCCTCGATATTGGATTTGAGGTAGTCGAGATTGTAGATCGCGCCCCAATCCGCATCGAGATGATCGTCGCCCTCGCGCCAGTCGGAGAGCGGCATGTAATTGTCGATGCCGATGAAGTCGATATTGGCGTCCGCCCACAGGGGATCGAGGTTGTAATAGAGATTGCCGTCGATCTGATAGCCGAAATATTCCGACCAGTCGGCGGCATAGCCGATCTTGCAGCCCGCCCCGAGGATCGCACGCACATCGGCGGCAAGCCGCACGAACTGATCCACCGCCGGAAAGCCCGACGCGCCGCGAATGCGGGTCAGAGACCGCATTTCCGAACCGATGCAGAAGGCTTCGACGCCGCCCGCCAGAGCACAGAGATGCGCGTAATGCAGGATCATCCGGCGAAAAGAGAACTCGGCCGGGCCGGTGTAGTTGACGGTCCGCCCCGAGGCGGTGAAATCGCCCCTCTGTGCCGTGCCGAAGAAGGCCGCAACCTCCGCCTCGGCGGCGGCGGTGCCATCCGTCGTGCCGCCGATCCCCGGCGCGAGCGAGGTGGTGATCCGCCCCCGCCAGGGCAGTGCGGGCTGTTCCCCCGTCCCGGTCCACGGATCGGTCAACCCATTGCCCGCCATCTGATCCATCAGGATGAACGGGTAGAACATCACTTCCTGCCCCGCCTCATGCAACGCCCTAATCGCCTGCACGACGGATTGATCGGTGGGCGTGCCGCCGTAGATCACCCGATCCTCCTCGTCACGCGCGATCACCTCCGCCGCAGAGCGGGTCACACCGGACACGCGCCACGACATGTCCGAGGAATCAAGCGCCCTCTGTTCGACCTTCGGCTGAATCTGACACGACCCGCAGCGCAGATCGTCGCCGACCCACGACACCACCAGAGAGGTGGAGCCACAGTTCGGCAGTTCCCCGGTCATGGCGTCGAGCGAGGTGGTGAAATCCGGCTGACCGGAGGAGGAATTCATGTTGGACACAAGCACCGTGCCCGCCCCGTCCCTGAGATAGACCGGCTCGGTCGCCAGCGCGTATTCGCCGGTGCCGGGGATCATCGCCACGGCGGGCACCAGATGGGTCAGATCCGACGGTTCGTCGGCCTGATCGGGCCGCATGACCTCGAAGGTGAACTGCGGCACCCGGTTGCCGAAAGGCGTCAGGTCCACATCTTCGAGCACCACGTAAGCGATACCGCGATAGGCGGGCACACGCCCCGCGCCCTCGACCGCCTCGATCTTGGCATCCGGCAACTGATCCCCGGTGCCATGATAGACCCGCATGGTCAGCGTGCTCTTGTCCACTTCGGAGCCATCGGCCCAGACCCGGCCCACGCGCGAAATCTCGCCCTCGCAAAGCGCCACGGCAAGCGAGACGGAATAGCTGTATTCCGTGACCTTGGTGCTGGAGGAAGACGTGCCCTTGCCCCCCACGCGGCGGGTGGAGGTATGTTCGAGAAATTCGGTGGCCCAGATCACCTGTCCGCCGACCCGCATCCGGCCATAGACCTGCGCGACCGACGCGCCTTCGGAGGCCCCGGTGAGGCGAAAACGTTCGACGCGACCCGTTTCGACCGTCTGACTGCCGGCGCCCATGAGGCGCTGGTCGATGGCCTGCCCGATGGTCGCGCCGATCGCGCGACCGATGACCACGGAGGAGAGACCGAAGACCCCGCCGCCGACGGATGCCCCGATTGCCGCGCCTGCGGCGGAAAGTACGAGCGTCGCCATCAGAGACCTCCTTGCGTGGTTAAAACAGGCGGAAAGGCGAAACACCGGACGACCCGGCGTTTCCAGGGGCCGCTCAGCGCGTTTTCGATCACACCATGCCCGCTGTAGGCATGGATGAACGACGGTGCCGCGCCCGTGCGCCCGACGATGCCGAGATGTTTGGCGACCGCCCCGTCACGCATCCGAAACAGCAACACATCGCCCGCCGCCATTTCGGCGAGCGGTTTCTCGACGAGGTTTTCCTGCGCGGCGCGCAACATGCGCTCATCGCGCTGCGGTTCGCTCCAGTCGGCGGTGTAAGGCGGAATGTTGATCGGCTCACAGCCGTAAATCTCCCGCCAGACCCCGCGCAAAAGCCCGAGACAATCCGCCCCCGCCCCCTTGCAGGAGGCCTGATGCAGATAGGGCGTCCCGATCCAGGCCCGCGCGCGATCCGCAATGCTCACATCCGTCATCGCCGCCTCCTCACACCGATCCGCTGCCCATCAGGCTGCCGCCATCGTTCCGGCCCGAGCGGACCGGATAGGTGGCCAGCCAGTCATCACCCGGAATATGCGGAAACCCCTGAAAATTCAGGAAATTGTCGAACTTGAGTCGACAGGTCGCCGCGCGCTTGTCACAGCCCGCCTCGATGCGGATCGTGTCGCCAACGGTGATTTCGGCGCGCAGTTCCTCCCAAAGCTCGACCCTGCGCCCGTCCGCCGACAGCCGGTCGTTCTTCACGATCCCCACAAGCCCTTTGGCCGCACCGGACAGCACGGTCAGACGCCCACGTTCGAACCAACGGTCGTCAAAACCGGTGAGATCGGCGAAGGCGAAAATCTTGCCCTTCTCGACACTCTCGACCGTCACTTCGGTGAAATAGCCCGGCTGCGACGTATTGAAACCGCAACCTTTACCGCCCAGAACGGCGGAACAGCCGGACTGATAGACGCGCCCCTGCGGCTGGTTCAACTCTTCGGTAAGGCCACGCAACTCGGCACGAAACCCGCCGGAGACACGGGTGATCTCGCCGAACGTGCCCTGAAACAACAGCGCACGCTCGGAAACATCGACCCAGTTCACCAGCCACGACCGCACATGCGCCCCGTCGAACCGCCCCGCGCGGATGTCCTCTTCCGTGACAGACGCCGCCGAGAGCGCGCCCAGCGCTTCGGTGTTGTCCACGGAAAGCCCGGTGGATTGCTCAAGCGCATTGGCGGTCAACCCGGTATCGGCCTTGAAGCTCACGCCCTCGAAACTCAGATCGTTGTCGTGATCGGTAAAGCCAAAGGTCGTGCCATCCTTGCGCACCAGCGCCCAGGCGCGGCACAGCGTCGTCACACCGGACGCGAGATGGGTTTGAAGTTCCCCGGAAAAGGCCATCAGACACGCACCTCCACAACCGGCACATTCGGCACTTCACCCGCCTGAAACGAGGAGACCGAGGTGGAGATGCTGGAGGTGTCAAAGCGCACCGGCACGTCGAATTCGAACCCTGCGGTGATCTCCGCGCCTCCCGTGGGTGGCGTGCCAAACGTGATCAGACCGGTGGCGGTGTCCACCTCCCAGTCGATCGCCTCGAACGCCTGTTGCCCGCCCACACCGATGAGCACCGTGCCCGACACGGGCTTCTTGACCGGACGGACATAGGAGACATCGCCGGAACGATAGGTCTTGGAGAGCTGAAACACCGTGGTTTCGCCATCGCCCTCGCCGATCACCTGATCCTGAAACCCGGTCGCCACGGAGGGTTTGCAGCTTTTGTAGTCCGACCAGTCCTTCCAGCGAAATCCGTAGAGTTGCCCCTGCCGCGCCTCGAAAAACGCGATCAGCGTCTCGATGTCGTCGAGCGAGCGCATACCGAGCCCCGCGTCATAGCGCCTGCGCGAATGCGCCCAGGGCGTGTTGCGCTCCTCGAACCCGTTGGCGAGCGTCACCACATCGGTGCGCCGCTCCGGTCCGCCGACGGAGCCAAAGCTCAGATTGGCGGGAAATCTCACCTCATGAAAACCCATGGTCTGCCCCTCCTGCGATTACTGGTTGCGCGAACCGCGCCCCAAAGCGCGGCTCAGTTGCGCGGCCACCTGGCTTTGGCTGCGCTGGAAGCCCGCGACATCGGGCGTGGTGACGTTCATCGTGATGTTGACAGGCCGCGACGATCCGGAGGCCTGCACCCCCAGCTTGCCATTGGCGCCACGGGTGAGCGGCATGATCGCTTCCGCGCCCGCCTCTCCCATCAAACCCGTGGCGCCGCGCATCGGGAAATAGGTGGGCTGCGAGACCACACCGCCGTTGGCGAATGGCATCACCTTGCCCTGCGCAAAGGCACCGCCTTTCTCAAAAGGCAGAAGCCCCTGAATGATGCCCTCAAGCCCGGTGCCCAGAACCGATCCGACATGGCTCGTCACCGGCGTCACGGCGGCATTATAGGCGGCGGTCAGCATCGACTGTCCGACGCCTTTCAAAGCCTCCGCCAGCGTGTCGCCATCGAACACCAGCCCGTCGATCGCCTTCTTGAGCCCGCGTGAAATGCCGCTCTCCAACTTGAAGACCTCGCGCTGGGTCTCCGCCACCGTGGCCTGAAGCCGCGTCATTTCCTGATTGAACGCCGCCGCCATGGCCTCGGCCCCGCCGATGGCACTCTCCATCTGTTCGACCCGATCCTCGAACGTGCTCAAGCCGTTGATATCCGTGCCGTTCAACTCGTCAGCCATGATGTTGCCCCTTGTCTTGCCCTTTCAATCCGCCTTCGCCCGCATGTTCGTCGGGGAAGGCCCTGGCCAGTTCCTCAAGTCGCGCGCGCCCCATCGGAGCCGTGCCCGATCCCGCGCCCAGCATGAGCAAAAGCTCGGCCGGCGTGAGCGCCCAGAACTCGGCGGGTTTGAGGCCCAGCCCCCTGATCCCGAGCCGCATCAGTGCGGGCCATTCGAACCCGCCAGTGGCGGAAATCATGCTCATGGCGTTCTCCCTGTTCCGGCCTTACGCGGGCACCGTGAAAGCGCGCGCGATCAGCTCCGCACCAACGCGCGCCGCCTCCAGAGGTCCGCCCTTGATCTCCGCGGTCAGGATGTCGTCATAACCGCCCTTCCAGCCGCCACCCCGAAGCCCCGCCACGACCACGCGCAGCACGTCCGCCGAAGAAAACCGCCCCGCTTCAAAGCACTCGATAAGCGCCACCAGCGTGTCGGTCTCAAGCCCGGCCTCCAGTTCGGCCAGCGCCCCGAGCGTGAGTTTGAGAACATGGCGCTCACCGTTCAGCGTCAGCGCCACTTCGCCTTGGAAGGGGTTCGCCATGGCTTACACCGCCGTGAAGCTCAGCGCGCCCGCCGAGGCCATGGCAAGCTCATAGCTCGCCCCGCCATTGTACGCGCCCGCATATTCGATCGAGGTGATCATGAACGCGCCCTGCACCGTGCCGAAATCCGGGATGATCACCTGGAATTCGGGCACTTCGCCGTCGAAAAAGATCTGACGCGCGCGCTCGTCAGTGCTTGCGTCCTTGAAGACGCCCGAGCCGGAAATCGCGGCGCTTTTCACGCCCGCGCCGCCAAGCAATTCACGCCAGCCGCCAGAGCTTTCGAGCGAGGTGACATCGACGCTTTCCGCGTTGAAGGAAATCCGCGTGGCGCGCAGCCCCGCGATGGTCTCGAATGTGCCGGACCCGTTCATGTCCAGCTTGATCAGGAGGTCTTTGCCGTTTTGGGCAGCCATGGTCGTTTACTCCGTCTTGGAAAATCAGTTGTCTTCGACGCGCGCGCGGAATTTCAGGTCGATCCTGCGCACATCGCTGTCCTGAACGCGCCGGGCCTTGGCCGACACGAACCAGAGCCCGACAAGCGTGCCCCGCGACAAGATGAGATCGGCATCCACGAGGATGTCGGAAAGGCGCGCGGCCACCTGTTTCGCGGTGAGAAACCCCGCGCTGTCGGAGACGACCGACACGGTGAGCTCGTGCCGCGCGCCATGCCCGGTCTTGTCCGAGGCGTCGGTGACGTCCTCCGGCCCGAGGCTCACATAAAGCGCCGGGATCGTGCCCGCAGGCGCCGCATCATAGATCGCGCCGCCGACAAGCCCCGCGAGCGTCGCATCAGAGGCAAGCGCCTGATAAACCGCCGTTTGCAGGGCCGCAGCCACTCCGTAGCTCATGACGTCACCTCCTCACGCGCATTGCAGGTCAGGTAATGGCCCTGCGCATCCGTTTCGGTCACGGCAAGGATGCGAAACACCCGCCCGCCTTCGACAAAGCGCTGATCCGGTTTCGGACGCCGTTTCGAACCCACTGGCGCGCCGCGCACGATGATCTTCATCGGCACACGCGACACGGTGAGGAAATCCTGAGAGGTCTCGGAGCCGGTGCCGGGCTGGATCGACGCCCAGAGCGTTCCGAGCCGGACCCAGGTTTCGACATAACCGCCCGCGCCGTCAGAGACCCGTTCGGCCTCTTCAAGCACGAGCTTGCGATTGAGATGCACCACCGCCGACATCAGCCCCGCCCTCCGAAGAGACGCAGGTTGCGGTAGCGCTCCAGAAGCGTGCTGACGCCAAACGGCATCACCGCCTCGCCCACCGCCGTCTCATGCCGGTGCTCGTAATAATGCGCGGCCAGCAGGAACACCGCCTGCGCCAGATCGGCGGGCAGATCGCCCCAACTCGCGGCAAAGCCCGCCGTGAACGCGATCTTCGCCTGTCCCGCCACCGGGATCTGAGGCAGGATGAAGCCGGTCGAGACCACCCGCGGCCGGTGCGTGTCCTGCTCCAGCATGTATTTCGCGCTGTCCACCGTGGTCTCGGCCCCGAGCCGGTCCACAATGACAAAGCTCGCGACCGCCGTAACCGGCGCGACCGGCAGAACCTGCGCGCTCAGATCGCGCCATGCGGTGACCGTGTAAAGAAAATCTCGGGCGATCAGCACCTTGTTCGTGCGCGCCTCGACCGCCGCCATGGCCGCCCGCAGAAAGGTCTCCAGAACCCCGTCCTGAACCCCGTCGTCGTCAAACCCGGTGCCCAGTCTCATATGGTCCCTGAACTCAGCGACCGGCAGCGCCGTTGAGGCCACCTGGGTCTGCTCCATCAACATCATGGTACAACTCCGTATCCGGGTCCCCCTTGAAATTGCGAATTCGGATGCGCGGCCCCCCGTGTCACTCGGACGGAGGGGGAGCTGCTAGACAACACGGGGAGAAATGGACCGCGCATCCGCTGCCCCGGCCCAATGGACCGGGGCAAGTCGTTCAGAAACCTCAGGCGATGCCGAATTTCAGCAGCTTGATCGCCGCGAAATCGGACACGTCACCACCGACGCGCTTGGTCGCGTAGAACAGCACATGCGGTTTCGCGGAGAACGGATCGCGCAGGATGCGCACATCCGGACGCTCGGCCACGGTATAGCCCGCGTTGAAGTCGCCGAATGCAATCGCGGCGGCGTCAGAGGCGATGTCCGGCATGTCCTCGGCAATCAGAACCGGGTAGCCCATCAGACGGGCGGGTTCACCGGCGGCGAGACCGTCGGACCAGAGGAAACGACCGTCCGCATCTTTGAGCTTGCGCACCTGACCCGCCGTTTTGGAGTTCATCACGAAGGTGCCGTTTGTGCGGTACTGAGCGCCCAGCGCATAGACCAGCTCGACAATCGCATCCGCCGGATCGGTGGCGTCGAACCCGCCATCGGTGCCGGTGACGATGTAACCCAGCGCGCCCCAGGCCCAGCTGTCGTTATCCACCTGCGTGTGGTTCAGAATGCCGGTCGGCTTGTCGACGCCATCGCCATTGATGAAGGCAGACGCCTCGGCGGAGGCGAACTTGTCGGCGATGCGACCCGCAAGCCAGGCTTCGATGTCGAAGGCGCTGTCGTCCAGCAGACGCTGAGAAGCTTTCGGCAGGGCGGACAGCTCATAGAGCGGGATCGAGATGCGGTCGATGGTCGGGGTCGCGGTCTCGCCCACCGTGCCGGTCTCCGTCACCCAGCCGGAGCCGAGATCGGTGGTGTCGATCAGCACGTCGTAGGAGGTCGCCTCGACATTCACCACATTGGCGATGGACCGGATCGAAGCGGTGGATTTCAGCACCGATTTGATCACGTCGGCGGTCTGCGGATCGACAAGGTAACCGCCATCGCCATTCACAGCGGCGGACATGGATTTGCCTTCAAGCGCAAGACCGCGCAGCGCGTCGTCGTCGCCATTGCGCACATAGGTGGTGAAGGCCGTCTTGTGGGACAGATCCACCTCGGGCCGCGCGGACAGGGCCGGACGGGTTGCCGGGGTGGCAAAGCTGTGAGATTTACGATCAAGCATGGTCAGTCGCTCTTCCTGATGCTGAAGTTTCGATTTGATTTCGATCTGAAAGTCTTTGAGATCACTCATGAAACCGGCCAGAGCGGTCTTCACCTCATGGGCCAGATCTGGGGCCGAACCCGACTGTCGGGTCTCTCTTTCGGGTGTGCTCATCCAAACATTCCTTTGTCCTGATGTTGGGTTTCGCGGGTGAATGCGCTGGCCTCAGTCATCTCTGAAGCCACCTCCGGCCAGCAGCTTGCGGGCACCGTTCAAGGCCTCCGCGAGATCGCGCAGCACCGCCTCAGACATCAGGGCCTCATCGCCCTTCTGCTCTGCGGAAAGCCGCGCTTCCGGCAGCATCGGGAAGGTCACCAAAGAGACCTCCCAAAGCTCCAGTTCCGACAAAAGGCGTGCGCCTTTCTGATCCTTCCGGGCGCGCAAGGTCCGGTAGCCGATCGACAACCCGTCAATCGCCCCCGCCTCGATCAGCGCCACCGCCTCGCGACCTTTTTGCAGGTCGGTCAGCAAACGTCCTTTGACATAGAGACCGCGCGCGTCCTCGCGCACCTCGTCCCAGATCCCGATGGGTTGCGCCGGGTCGTGCTGCCAGAGCATCTTCACGCTGCGCCCCTTGGCCTTCAGCGCCGCGAGAGATTTGGCATAAGCGCCCTGCATCACGATGTCGCCGCCACTGTCACGCTGCCCGAAGAGAGAGGCGTAACCCTCTATCCTCACACCGTTTTCAATGGTCACCTCTTCACCCAGACGGGCGAATTTGTGCTCAAGGCCGCTGTAGAAATCCTTTTGCATCTCAGTTCCCTTCCCCGGACCCGACATCTTCGTCCGACGGTTCTCCGATCTCTTCGGGAAGCACCTCGCACACCGGTTCCGGCGCCAGAGGCGGCAGGCCCAGCATCGCGCGCTTTTCGTCATCGGTGAGAAAATCCGCGCCCGCGATCCGGTTCCATTGCGCATCGCGTTCGCTCGACAGCGCTGGCACCTGATCGAGATCGGGTTTCAGTTCGACCGGCTCGCCCGTCATCTCCGACAGCCAATGCCCGATCGCCGCCGTCACCTTCTGCACCAGCGGCAGAACGGTCAGCCGGTAAAACGCCCGGTTCGCTTCCTGATAATTCGCGTAGGTCATGTCGCCGGGAATACCCAAAAGCATCGGCGGCACCCCGAAGGCGAGCGCAATCTCGCGCCCCGCCGCTTCCTTGGTCTTCTGGAACTCCATATCCGACGGGCTGAACCCCATCGGTTTCCAGTCCAGACCGCCCTCCAGGAGCATCGGCCGACCGGCATTGCGCGCGCCCTGATGATGGCTCTCCATCTCAGAGAGCAGGCGGTCGTACTGATCCGCGCTCATCGCCGCATTGCCATCCGCGCCCTTGTAGACAATCGCGCCAGAAGGCCGTGCGGCATTGTCCAGAAGCGATTTCGACCAGCGAGACGCCGCATTGTGCACGTCAATCGCCGTCGCCGCCGCCTGAATGGGCGAAAGGCCGTAATGATCGTTCGAGGGGTGAAACGCCTTGATGTGGCAGATCGGGGAATGGCCCTCGATCACATCGAACCGATGTTTGCGCCCGCTCACCGAATATTCATAGGCCACCGGCCAGCCATCCGCGCCGGGCACGAGCGCCATGCGATCCGAGCGCAGCACATGCAGTTCGGTCGGGATTTGCCCCCATTCACCCACCGCTTCGAGATAACCGTTGCCGGACAGGAGGAAATGCGCATAGAGCGCTTCAAAGAGTTCCGCGCGCCCCTGCGCCGGGTTCGGACGGGTGATGACATTGAGAAGCGGGTGCACCTCGAACCGTTCCGCGTGGTTCTGCAACACCAGAGGCAGAGCCGCCGCCGCTTCGGCGATCAGCTTGACCGCGCGAAAGCCCACCGGGTTGCCGGTAAAGCCCACACGCGTCAGCGTCACCGTGTCCCGCGGGCTCCAGGCCACACGGCCCACACCCGAGACCGCCGCCACAACCGGCCCGGTCGCCGAGGCTTTCGTTTCGGGCACGTCGCCCCGCTTCAGAAAGTCAAACACCATATCCGTGTCTCTCCTCATCTTCCGGTCCAGTTTCCCGACCTGCCAATCGCTCAAATCCGTGCTTCCCGGGCGGGGGACCGGCGCAGACATCCGCCGCGCCCAGCCCGCACCCGTCCGGTCGCCCGTCGGCTCAGGACCTCGTGAAAAACATCCGCGCCGCCGGTGAAAACGAGTTCTAAAGGAGAGGAGGAAAGAAGGTCTGAGCAGGGCGTGCGCGGGGCGGCGTTTGGCGCAACAGGGTGCTCTGTCCCCTTGCCTTCCTGTCGCAAAAGAAAAAGCCCCGCCGCAATGGCGAGGCTTTCAACAGATGTATGAGCTGTGTCATCCCAACAGCCTCACCCTTGGCCGCCCCGCCCCGGCAGCAGGCAGGATCATCAGTTCGCTTATCGCCCAGACGAGCGCATCCAGCCGGTCGGGGCTTCCCGGCGCCTGATAGCCCTGCGCCGTCATCCTGATCATCTGATCCTCCAACGCACCGAGCCCGCGCGTGTGATACACCCGCCCCTGATCGTAGAGTGCGGCCACCGGTTCCGCCCGCGCCGCCTTGCCGCGCGAAGCGCGCACGGATTTATAGGGCACCAGCGGGTCGATCTGGCGCAGCACGGTTTCCACCAGATCGCCGCCCTGATTGACCTCCGCCACGATCCTGTCGCCCTCCCAGCGCTCCAGCGCACTGATCGCAGCACCGGCCCAGACCGTCGGCGATGAGGCCGAGACGGAGGCATCCTCCAGCACATAGGCGCGCCAGTCCTGCGACGGGCCTTTCGTCACCGCGCCCACCACGACAATGCCGCATTCGTCCGACCCTTTGTGCCCGGTCACTGGCGGGTCGACCGCCACGACGATCCGGTCGAACTCCGGCAGACGGCCCGCGCGCATTTCCTCAAACCGCGACAACGACCACAAAGCCCCCTCCTCCTCATCGAGCAGCACGCCATCCAGCTCCTGCCGCCCGAGCCGCGTGCCCGCATAGCGCGCCTTCACCTCTTCGAGGAAAGAGGCCGCAAGGTTCGTCGCATTCGCCTCGGTCGGCGCGTGCGTCACCACCGTGCTGTCGCGTGTCAAAAGCGCTTTCAGAATGCCGATATTGCGCGGCGTGGTCGTCACCACCGCGCGGGGATCGTCGCCAAGGCGCAGCCCGAATTGCAGCATGTCCCAAGCCTCCTGCGGCTTGCGCCATTTCGCGAGTTCATCGACCCAGGCCGCATCGAATTGCGGCCCGCGCAAGGCTTCCGGGTCGCTCCCGGAAAACACCGTCGCCTCCGCTCCGTTCGGCCACACCAATGTGCGCCGCGTCGCGCTCCATTGCGGGCGCCTGTCGGGGGGAGAACATGCGAGGAGACCGCTGTCGCCAAACACCATCACCTCGCGCGCCTGATCGTAGGTCTCGCCGATCAGGGCCACACGTTTGGCACGCCCCGGCTGTGTCGCGCGGGCCCCCTCGACCATGGAGCGCACCCATTCCGAACCGGCCCGCGTCTTGCCCGCACCGCGCCCGCCCAGGATCACCCATGTGCGCCACGCGCCCCCGGGCGGCAGTTGATGCTCCAGCGCCCATGCCTCGAACAGGTAAGGGAGCGCCAGAAGCGCCCCCTCCCCCAGACTTTCCAAAAACTCACTCTGCTCGGCTTCTGGCCTTGAGGCGAGCCAGCCGATCAAGGATCTCAGTTCTTGCGGCGTCGAAGTCGATTTCTCCCTCGCCAAGCTCTGCACGTTTGCGTTTTTCGTCATCGAGTTTCTGCCTTTCCGTGACAGCGGCCAGTTTCGCGCGCATCAGGTCGGCGATCAGAGGTTTCACCTCTTTCCCGGCCTTCTCGCCCTCCAGAAGCCTGTCGATCACATCGTCCAGCGCCATGATCGCCCAGAGCAGGCTCTGTTTGACCGACGCCTCGATCTGATCCACCGTTTCGAACTCATCCCCCACAGATGAAGTCACTTTCAT